CAAGCATTTAGATAATCAACTTGTTATAAATCCTAAATCCTTTTATGACAAGAAAGTGTTTGAAATGTATTACAACGACGAAAATACTTTTAGGGGTTTATCTGAGGTGCTAGGTATTCCCTCTACTTCTATATACAACACGGTAACAAGGAATAGAAACAAAATAGTTAAGCTGTTCAGTCATGAAGTTAAAAACATTAATGATAAACTAATATATTACTATACATTATGATATTAAATATTTTAGGTGTAGCGTTTTTACTTAGTCACTCTAGATCGTTGTCTAGTGAGTTAGCTTTGGTATTCATTGATCCTAAAGCTATAAGGTTTATACCGTTTAAAATAATGAGGTGTATGATGTGTTCTTCGTTTTGGGTAGCTTTAATCTATACGGGTGGAAACGTTCCTTTTAGTGGGTTTATAAGTTTACTAGGTTTTTTAGTAGATAAGTATTTATTGAGTACAAATATAAGGTTATGACAAAAAAAGAAATAGAAATAGAACTTTCAGAAGTTGTTAAGTTTAACAGCGTAAGCGGTGACAAGGTAGATAGAATTTACAAGCTCAATAAGATTATTTTTAACGATAACACAAAGCACTGTAGAAAATGCCCATCAGTAATAAGGAATGTATTTAATAAGGTTAAGAAATATTATATAGATAATTATGGAAACTAAAAACCCTATATTGATAAAGCATGGATTAGCATCAGTTAGTCAAAAACGTAAATACGATAGGTTTATCCAATTGTATATGATTTCTTTTAATGCTAAGGAATCCTATAAGGAAGTTTTTGCGACAAACAATGAAGAAACTATTAGAAATAAATCCCACTTAATATTAAAACACCCCTACATTATTAAAATGATAGAACAAAAAAATAAAGTTATGGATGAAAAAATGAGTAAGAAAGCATTGATAACTCGTGAAGGGGTTTTAGAGGAATTACAATCTATACTAGACAGAACTAAGAACAATACAAAGAGTTTACAAACTAGTCTAAAGGCGTTGGATCAAATCTCTAAAGTGATAGGAGCGTATGCACCAGTTAAGAATGAGGTTGAACATACGGGTGTTACTATTAACTACGTTAAGCCTGAAAATAAACCATAATGCAAATAACATTCGCCCCAACCATAAAACAGGATAAAGTTTTTGAGTTATTCGAAGACAAAAAAACCACTGAAATTCTATTTGGTGGTGGGGTTGGTGCGTCTAAAACTTATTTGATTAGTGCGTTGATGACAATCAAATGTCTTCAGTACGCGGGTATTAGGATCGGACTTTGTAGAAACGAATTAACCACTTTAAAGAAAACAACTGTAGTTACTTTACTTTCGGAAGTGTTCCCTGATTTCGGACTAAGTAGGGATAGTCATTATAAGTATAACCCAATAGAGGGTAAGATCACATTCTTTAATGGATCAGAAATAGTATTTCAAGAACTAAGGCATATACCGTCTGACCCTGATTATACTAGACTAGGTGGTTTGCTATTGACTTTTGCCGTGATAGATGAAGCAGGGGAAACAAGTGGTAGGGGTAAAGAAATATTACAGTCTAGAATTGGAAGGTGGAAAAATGAAAGCTTCAATATTAAGCCTTTGTTATTAATGACCTGTAACCCCTCTAGAAACTTTCTGTATGATGATTTTTACTTAGCTGACAAAGAGGGAACACTTCCAGACTGGAGAAGTTTTGTAAACGCTACAGCAATGGATAATCCACATTTACCCAAAAGCTACATAGATAACCTACACCGTACTTTATCACCTTCTGAGGTTAGTCGTTTACTTATGGGTAATTGGGAGTCTCAGGATGATCCGGACAGCTTGGTATGTAGTGACGATATAGCTGAAATGTATGATCACTCAATAAGTAAAAACAATAGCTCTACTAGGTTTATATCAGCCGATATAGCTTTCAAAAATGATGGGTGTGTGTTGTTCGTATGGGAAGGTAATGATGTTATTGACATAATTAAGGTTGGTAGTAATGAAATAGTGCTAGATAAAATAAAGGACACCGCAAGGATATACGACGTTCAAACTAGATACATAGCTTATGATAGTGATGGAGTTGGACAATTCATTAAACAGTATCTAAGAACCGCGAAAGCTATAATTAACAATGGTAAAGTATTAAAGAATGAAAACTATAAGAATTTAAAGTCTCAACTATACTATAAACTAGGCGAATTAATAAGGGATGGTAAGATTAAAATAAAAACTAATAAATTTAAAAAAGAGCTTGATGGTGAATTGTTGTGCATTAAACGTAAAATCAGGGAAACTTCAGAGTCTAAAATGGAAATTAACTCTAAGGATGATCAGAAAAAAATCATAGGACACTCCCCCGATTACGCTGATGCTATGGCATACAAAATGATATTTGAATATACACTGGGTAATTTTATTAAAATGGTTTAAACGTAATTAAACA